AGATGGTATTAAAATCGACAGGAACCCCTGGAGTACCAACGGCTTGATAGGTTTGCTTTTGGAAGTTGTCTTGTGCAATAAACTTCTCTACCAAGTTAGCCAAACGTTTAGCACGAGGCGCGTTTGCCATTTCTAAGTAGGGTTCGTCCCGTGCGCGATCGAAAGTCAGGTTAAAACCTGTGTATTCAATCATGGTACGGAATTGTTTAGTGATGGATAAAGGACGAATAACCTGTACACGCGCCTCAGCTGTAGCCGTAGCACCTTCACCCGCTAGATATCTTTCTTCTAAACGGTAATCAAGTGTTTGACCTGTTGCAAAGCGTAGGTTTTTAAAATCGCCTTCAAGGTTTCTATTGGCGGTTCTAGCAAATGCTAGGGAGTTCCAAAATCGAATAAATACGTCATCCAAGACGTACTGAGTTTCTCTAAATACGTTAGCCATTGTTCGCTCCGTGAACAAATGTTAATAAATACTCGAAGATTCGAGTTCCTATTTCTCATTTGTCCGACGGTCGACAATATTTATACACGTCTATGTATACAGCTATTGCAAGGGACGGAGGCTTGCGGTTTAACCATCAAATACAGAATATGTTCGATTATGCTATTTGTCAAATATTCGCCCTACAACCGAATGTAAGGCGAATAAGCGAATTTACTTCTTATTAGCTAATTTATCATTTATCCACTGGTCAATTTCATCTTTATGCCAAGCTATTTTTTTTACCCCAATATGAATCCTTTTGGGGAATAGACCAGCAACTTCCCATCTATCTATTGAAGTCCTGCTCATACCTATTTTTGCTTTTACTTCATCAAAAGAAAGAAAAACTCTATCGTCTGCAGTGGATTCCATCATTTACTTACTCCGGCGTTGTTTCAATTGCGCCATACGTTTTTTATCTGCGTTGGCAATCATTTCTTCAATTGAAGGTTCACTGTTTTTCTTATCTTTAATAGGCAATCCCGCATCTTCCCGAGTTCGGGATATTGGTTTAGGTGCTTTTGTACCTGCAGCGGTTTTTCTCATACGTTCCTCTAGTTTGCCCATTTCAACCATTTGCATTACAGGGTCTGGTAATTGTGAAATACGCTGTAATTCTTGTGGGTTTCGTTTACTTGCAGCGTAGATAAAAGACGCTGGGTCTTTCATACCGCGCAAGGCTATTGTCATGGGATCGGTTACGGGCTGTGACCCTACGACCTCCCGAAAATCGTTGAATTTGCTCATGCCTTGGGTAAACTTGTCTTGAAATTCAGCTTGGGCTTGTTCTTCACGGTATTGCTGCTGCCTGGAAGCTTCCTTTTGTGACATTTTACTTACGGTATGCTCAACAAACGCCTCTAATTGCTGCTGCCAGTTCCCTTCCGCATCAGGATTGTATTCAAAGTCTTTGGCCTGTTGCTGGACTTGCTGCTGTTGGGCTGCGTTATTGTTATTATTACCGCGAGCAAGCCTTTCACGAACCGCTTTGTTAATCCGTTCGTTGACTTCATCTTCGGTATAGGTGCGTGGTTTTGCCTTGGGGTTTCCATAATCATCGTACTCTTGCTCTGGTTCTTTTACTTCCGGTTCCTTGGGTTCCTCTGGTTCCCCATCGTCATAATCTTGCGGTTCATACGCAGGTTCGCCGCTCGATTCAGGTTCAATTTCGGTCACTTCGGGTATATCTTCCTCAATTTCTGGCTGATATTCCGGTGTTTCCGGTTGCGTAGGCGTTTTTGCGCCCATCAACTGATCGTCAATGTTTCCAAACTCTGTAGCCATAGCTTTCCCTCTCTATTGTGATTAAATCCTTTTAATCAGCGGGACTTCTTGTCCCTAAACTCTGCTAAATCTTATGCGTCAATATTTTTACTAAGTTATCGGCATGGGCTATCTGCGCATCACTTTCCGTGCGTTGCGTTTCGGCCATATAGCGTAGTTCTTGCTCCTTAAGCTTTCCGGCGGTCTCCAGACGTTCGGTTTCTAGCTCTTGGATTTTAAATTGTGCCTCCATAATGATTTGTTGTTTTTTCATTTCCAGCTCTTGCTCTTTTAGCTGCATTTCCTTCGCCTTAAAGGCGTTTTGCTGCTGTTGATTCTGAGCTTGAAGCTGTAAAGCCTGTTCTTCAGGGGAAGGTTGCGCGTTTTGCTGTGGCATCTTCCCTGTCTTGCCCGCCTCAATAATTGCAGGTGGAACCATAGTTTTAAGACGGTTTTTGATTTCCAAGTTATTCATTAACGGCAAGTTGTCAGCGTAGAGATCTGCTATCAAGTTGAACGTTTGTGGGTTGGCTTGGAGTACTTGCTGTAAGCTTTCTAGGGCTTGTTGTTTTTGACCTTCAAAGGATGGTCCTGGTTTCAATCTAACCTCGTATGTGCCTTTGCGAATATCATTTTCTACGCGGGCATCATATTCATCAGCTTGTTTATTAATTGTTACATTCTTTAGCCCTTCATCCGGTGTCATCAAGGCAATAACGCGCTGGGCATCGTAAACGCGGGGAATCATTTCATTAACAATTTCGCCACCTGTAGCGATAGCACGGTTAATAGAGTTAAATGCAACATAAGTCGAATAACTGCCTTGTCTCGTCCTCGCATCGATTGCTGCTCCTGATACTTCATTCCCTTGTTGACCCATACGTGTTGGGTACATTCCCGTGGATGTGTACAAATCCTCTACAGCTAATTGGTATTGAGTTAATAAAGACGCGGATAATTCAGGCGGTCTGATTTGTTCGGGCTTATGACCGTTGGGTGATTCATCGTAAGCTAGCATGCCTTGCGTATTGTTCGGGTCGCGCCAGTTCCTTTGGGTATCTAGCCCTTGCACGTTCTTCTTAGACCCTATGAATTGATCGTAACGGCTTATCTTCAATATGTAAGCGGATTGTGTACGCAAATAGTTAATATAACGCTGCGTATCTTTGCAATCGCCAAAGAATGAACGGCATATTTGCTTACCGTTTTTGTCGTAGTACGAATTTTGGTCTACAAACACCAAGGGTAATTGGTCGGAAGGAAACTCGCTCTCATCAAGGACGTAATCCCCTGCAATCTTGTAATGCATTATCTTGTGGCGTTTAATGTCGCGTTTGTCTTCTATTCGGACTATTTCGTCATTATCCCAAAGCGTCATGAAGTCTATGTCTTCGACTTCCATCTCGTCTTCTTCTTCAGGTTCAAAGGACGACTCGCCTTGGACGGGCATGTTTTGATTTTCGGATTGAACCTCGTTCGTGCCGAAATTTTCGGAAGGAACGCCGTTCGTTCCGTTTTCAGGCATAGGCAAACCCGCGCCCATCATGGTTTGTTCAATCTGCATCATTTCATTGCGTTGGTTAATTTCACGAGACTTCTCAACCAATTCGTCCATCTCTTCTTGGTTAAAAATTTTACCATTCGATAACTTATAGAGCATATCCTTTTCGTATTTACGCACGAAATGGTCAACGATGGTAATTGCCTCGTTATCCGCCCATGTAAACGGATCGTCACCTTCCGATGGTTGAACGGCTAGAGCTATTTCTTCCTCAGACGCTGTAGTCTGGTGAACGGTTGATATCTTTTGCTCTAAGTCTTTCCCGTAAACGTCTCGGAATTTTGGACGCGTCATACGGCTTATATAACCGCAATGCATGCCGTCTGTTTTATTAACGTGTTCGGCACCCATATCAAAATAGGTTCTGCTTGAGTCTTTGAAGTATCGGCAGACAAAATCAAGGTCAAAGGACTTAGGGTGTGAATATTCGGTGTCCCAGCAAAATACGCCAAAGCCACCAATAAAGGCTTGACCTGCAGCTACTTGATAGGCTGTAGTAGCGTGGTCTGAGAACATAATGTCTTTGGTAATTAATTCACGAAGATGTGCCGTATTTTCATCGCAGTTGTCCATAGGAACGACCTGCAATTGAGGCGTGTTTTGCTGTTGTTCCCCCATTAAACTATTTGCCATAGTTGCTAATTTGTTAGAGACTAGGGGAACTTTGCGAAAGGTTTTAAGCATATCCTCTTCGTCATCAGTCCATTGCTGGCCTAACACAAAGGTATGCATCTCGTGGTATTGGTCTATATTGTATTTAAAATACTCGCGCCACTTTTCGCAAGCAATACGTGCGCTTCTAGCAAGCTTAGGTGCTTTTCTGGCCATGATATCAATCCCTTGTTATCAATCAATTTAAACGTCTATGTAAACATCCCCGCAGCTTTATCAGGTAAACGGTTAACGCTATAACCGCCTTGCTGTAAATAATCACCAACATAGAATGTCAACGCCAACGCATCCGCTGTGTCAGGCGATTTCATTCCCCGTTTTCTTAAGTCATCCTTTGACTCAATTTGTAGCTTGGCCGAGCTATCAAACTTATATCCTAAGCTTGTTAGATCACCCAATAATTCATCGCTATCCGGAATCTGGACAGGCATCTCTTGGGCTAGCCATTCACGCATATCATGCCATAGTTCGGCGCGCAAGTTCTTGAATTTATCTTTATCGTTTGCCGAGCGCGCCACATTTACTCCTTCGACCATATCATAGCCAATCTCAAGTAAGCGGTCGACAATACCCGCGCCAATACCTATACAATCAATACAAACCTTAGCAGGACGCTCTTTGTCTATCATGCGCCTTATAAGGCCAACTAACTCCATCGTGTTCAAATTAAAATGTGTTTCTACATTGTACGCTAATCGTCCTTTTCGCCTAATTATTGCCGTTCTATCGTGATCACCAATTGCAGGGTCAATACCAATTACAAGGGGTGACTCGGAAGTAACACGGTTCTTACGCGCTTTATTAACCAACGGTGCTTTAATAAATCTATCGGCTACGGGGTTTCTAAACGCATCAATTGCCGTCATTGGATATTCTACGTTGAACAATTCCTTTGACGATTCGTAGTCGTTACCAAATTCGTATATTTTGTGCCGTCTCCAATACAAATGCTGCTTGGTTAGGCCATTACTACCAAATAAATTTAAGTATTCCTCTTCTTCATCGGAAAGCGTACCTGATTCGTCTGATCGTAATTCGCGTGTATATTCAGGCTGCCAATACCAAGGAATGAATATGGCTTGAAAATCTGATTGACCGGAAGTTGCTGCCATCCACATATTGTAGAAGTAATTACCAATACCGTTCGCCGTAGATTCTAAGATAATCTCGGTGCCATCTTCGTTCGGCACGGCTTGTAAAATACCTTTGGCATGCTCTTCGGCGTGAGGCCAATACGCAACCTCGGAACCGTGGAATATTTGAATAGTTTGTGACCGCCCTACGCTCTTATTTCCGGCGGTTCCTACAGCGTAACTTGAACCAAGAGTATTAAACTTTAACTCTTTGGCAGATGATGTATCTGGTGCCGGAACCAAGCCATCGGGCAATTCGTCATTGTAACGCTTGGTCATATCAAACAAGTTCTTTGTAGCTTCGGCTTCGTGCGTAATAATAAACGCTTTCATACCGCGGGATGTACTTACGATAAAGAAGTCACGTGCTTGCACATAGGTTGAACACCCTTGCTGGCGTCCTTTCAAGACCAGCGCACGCACTTTGCCTGTCACCGCTTTTTGGTCTTCTAAACGCTCGTGCAAATACTCTTGCGCCCTGTTAAATAGAAAGGGTTCAATACGGCCTGACTTGGTACGAATCTTTAAAAAGTTTTTAGCAAATAAGGGCAGCGACTTTAATATCCGTATGAGCTTATCTTCAGACATTCACACCCTTAGCAAACTTAACCTTACCGCAATGCCTACATATTTGGTTTACATTAGAACCAATTGTATAACATTCGTCAGGTACAAACTTATGCCCGCAAACTTTGCAACTTAACCATTTTAAGACCCATTCCCACCATTCGCCCATCTTAGTCATCTTATTCCACCAACTTGCCTAGTAATAATTTCTCAACGACCGAATCAAGACGCGATCCTTCATCCTTGTCAGCGGTTCGCCAACGCGCACGGGTTTTAAGCCAAAAGGTTTGAGCGGAGAGGTCGTCTTGGTTTACGGCTTTATTATAAAGCGCACGGGCTACTTGAGCGTTCGCGCGTATAACCGCGGTGTCAAGCTCGTGTCTATAGTATTTCGCCAAAGTGTCAACGCAAATGCCCAGATATAAGGCAACCTCTTCTTGAGTATTGCCAAAGCTGGTCAAGGCTGTCACTTCCGCACGGGTTTTTTCCGTAGGAACATGGGGTGTTGTATCTGGCATCATGCCTCCAGTATTGCTTTACTTCCACTGTAATTCTCATACCGTTTTACTATTACATCACAATATTTCGGATCAAGCTCCATCATCAACGCACGTCTCTTTGACTTCTCGCACGCTACCATTAATGTACCTGATCCGGCAAACGGGTCGTATACATACTCGCCAGGATTTGTGTGATGTACGATGGAGCGTGTAAACAGTTCCACGGGCTTTTGCGTTGGGTGCGCTGTCTTATCCTTCTCGCAAGAGACACTCGGCACATCCCAGACTGTCATTTGGGTTCGTCCGCCTTTCCAATTTCTCTCTCCCGACTTCTTGACCGCGTACCAGCATGGTTCATGTTTCCAATGGTAGTCAGAACGTGAAAGAGCGTGGACGTTTTTATTCCAAATAATCTGCTGCTTAATATCAAAATTTGCACGGCGTAGACCGTCCATAACAACGTCTGTATAGGCTGAGGCATGCCAGACATAGGCCACAGAACCTGTAAATAGCACATAAGCATCAAACCAATCAGCTTGATCATCGTTTTGAAGGTTCGAGTTCTCTTCACGCGCCGTCTTTTTGGAACCTTTCGCTTTAGCTCGCCAGTCCGCTTCATACTTCACCCCATATGGAGGATCTGTAATCATCGTGTTAGGCTGCTGGCCGTCCAAGAGTTTGTCGACATCCGTTTGAACAGTGCTATCACCACACAAAAGCCGATGATTTCCTAATATCCAAACATCGCCTGGCTTGGTAATAGCTTCGTCAGGTACAGCGGGTGTCTCATCATCTCCGCAAAACGCTTCCGGCATTTCATCGGGTAGTATGTCGCAGAGTTCTTCTAAACCGAAACCTGTATACTCTAAGTTATAGTCGAAGCCCTTCAAATATTCAAATTGGTTACGCAATACATCAAAATCCCACGCAGCGTTCAAGGCTAGTTTATTGTCCGCAATAACCAAAGCTGCTTTTTGGGGATCGGATAGGCCGTCAATAATAATACAAGGCACGGCCTCCATATTGGAACGCAACGCTGCCTCCAACCTACCGTGTCCGGCTATGATTATATTATTTTCGTCTACCAAAAGAGGGTTAGTGAATCCGAACTCGGCAATTGATTTAACAATCTGTTCAATTTGCTCGTCAGAATGTAAGCGGGAATTGGCCTTAAATCTGACCAATTCCTGCACAGGAATTACTTTATAGTCCCGAAAGAGCATGGATTATGGTCCTTTTTGCTCGTTCCGTTTCTCACCTTCCATGCGACCGTCAGCTTTACCTGGCTCGCAATATTTGGGCTGCATTCTTTCCTGCTCTGTAGCCATTCTGCCGTACATTGAGGGAACGCCATTGTAATGGGTGTTTCCTTCGGCTCCAACTTCTGAAGTGTAGTCCTTTACTTCGCTCATAATAACTCTCCGTGTTTAGTATTATTAATCGATTAATAACAACATCAACACCATATCACACGCAATACTTATCCACAAAATCTGGGGAAAAGCCTGTGTGCTAGGTGTGTTTTAAGCTTAGCACACAAAGCTTGAAGTTTCTTTTTATTACAACCACACTAAAAGAGCAAATATTCATCAAATAACCTTACAAAGACTTGTAATACCTTACAACCCAT